TCAGGTGGAGCTGGTCTTCGGGCGGCGCTTGGGGGTGCGGCCGCGGGGACGCCGTTTTGCGCTGGGGCTGGTCTCGGCTGCCGGTTGGGCGTCCGCTTCGCCGCTGATCTCGCCGGAGGGTCCCGGCTCCGAGGCGGGGTCCGTTTCGGGCCCGGACCTCGGGGGCTGCGTGACTTCGGGGTCGGGTTCTTCGGCGGGTGACGGGCCTTCCTCCTGGACCTCGTCAGATGTGGGGTTGTCGGCCTGCTGGTCACCGTCGTGCGCTGGGGTTGGATCGGGCTCGATCGCCGGGTCGTTGTCGGCGACAGGGTCAGATTCGGTGTCTGCCGTGGGCTCGGAGTCTTCGCCGACGCCGGGCGGCGTCATGTGGGCTTCGGGGCCGCAGTCGCGCAGCGAGGTGCCCGTGGCCGGCGGGGCTTCATCCATCACTTGTGAGAGTGCGCTGTCGAAGAGGTCTATCCAGGGCCGGTGGCCGGCGTAGCGGGGCTTGTAGTCGAAGGCGGGAAGGAGGTCGTCTTGGAGGGTGCGCAGGATGATGAGTTCCGGATCTTCGTCAGCTTCGGTGACGAGGGTGGTCGCCTTGTTGTAGCGGTGCCCTTCGGCCAGGCGTGCCGTGAGTTGCGCTTCGCGTAGGGCATGGTCGGCCAGGGTGGCGTCGTCGGGGAGCGGGAGTACGGCGCCGCCGGTGATCCAGAGTTGGACGGTTGTTCCGCCGAAGATGGGGCGGAAGCTGATGCCTCGTCCGTCGCTGTAGACGAGGTGGGCTGCGCCGTCGGCGGGCGCTGCGGTGTCGATCGCCCAGTCGCCGCCGAGGCTTTGGGCGAGGTTGGCCGCGGCTTCTCGGACTGCGGCGTCGGTGATGAGCATCTGTGGTTCTCCAAGAGGTCTGCGGGGGAAGCAGGGGCCCGCCCCCGACCGGGGCGGGCCCGGTGGCGCTACGCGGGGCGTACTTCGTCGCCGTCGTCGAGGAGCATCGAGAGGGTGGAGCCGCTGTCCCAGTCCACGGAGAGCATGGAGAGGCTCGCGTCGAACTGATGGACGGTGCCTTCGTCGTCGGGCTTGAGCCCGGTGTGCGAGTCGGTGGTGTGTACGAGGGCGATGCGGTCGCCCTTCTTGTAGGTCATCTGCGCTCCAGTCGTAATGGGTTGTGAGGGTCACGGTTGGGCCGCCGGTGGCCCCGCCGATTGACGGAGCCACCGTTGGCCGCCTGCTAGGCGTCGTGTTCGCATGCCTGGGTGGGGCAGGCTCCGCAGTCGAAGCAGTGGTCGCAGGCGCAGGCCTCGCAGCCCGGTTCCTGGCACCGGACGTCGTGGCTGCGGCAGTACGGGAATGTGAACGGCGGCTCTTCCATGACTCCCCCTCCCTGCTGGTTCTATTCTATATGCATTCAGGGGGGAGTTCAAGATCACAGAAGACAGTTTCCGCAGGTCAGGCCGCTATATCGCGTACCAGAGCTTCGACCTTCTGGATCGCCGCGAGGAAGACCGCCTGCGAGTGCAGTCGATCGCGCCGCTCCAGGGACTCCAGTGCCTCCCGGGCAGCCCTGGCGTACACGTTGCCTTCGTGCAGGGTGTCGCCACACCCGATGAGTACGTGCGGGCCGAGGTCCCAGAGGATCGCATTGACGGCGGCGCCCGCCGCCGCGAGGGGGTCGATGTCCGTCAGCGACCATCCGAACTGGTGCGGGTCGACGCCGCGTTCACGCATGACCTGTACGGCGGCGCGGTACATGCCACCAGTCCCGCCCGTGGGCTCGTCGAACTTCATGCCAGGCTCAAGCGTCATGTCGTCGAACAGCATCCTGGCCATCAGGTATGCGACTTCTGGCGGCGTGTGGACCTCCGCGAGTGCATCGTGAGCGCCTTCGGAGCGCATGACGGCAAGGAGGGTTCCGATCACGTCGGTGGTTGAACGGAGATCGGGGTCATCGCTTGCGGTCAGGTGCAGGAGTCCGTTGGTGAGCGCGGCCTCGACGACGGCACGTACGGCAGCGGCTCGCCGAGCGTCGGGCTTCTCGTCGTCGACCCACTTGTGCAAGGGCGTGGCCCGGTCGATGAGGTCGGGTCGCATGATCCACATGCGGGCCCAGCACTCGCGGAAGGCGGCCAGCAGCTCGGAGTCATCGAGACTGAGCCACAAGTCGGCGGCGAGGTATGCGTCCGGGCCGCGCAGGGGCCAGAGGGCGAGCGCGGCGACCGTACCGATGGGGATTTCGATGCTGCTCCCCCCGTGCGCGTGGTGCCAGGCGTAGCTGACGGCTTCCGCGATCTGGAAGGCGTGCGCGTGCGGGTTGCTCTGCGCCGGGCGGTAGTGACCCAGCTTGCGCTTGACGACCGCGAGCGAGGGGCCAGGCGTGGCGGCGGGCATGGTCACGGGCGCGGGGGCCGGCGGCAGATCGGTGAGATACCTGCGGGTCGGGGCGGCAAGGGTGGGCGGCGCGGGTGGCTCGTCAGGCTCGTCGGGGTCGGCGAACAGATCGAGTTGGCTCATGCGGTCTCCTGGATTCGGTCCGATCGAGGCATCCCGTGGCGGCCCGCAGGCCGCCACGGGGGGGGGAAGGTCAGCGCACTGCGCGCTGCATGCGCCGGAGCGCGGCGGCGGCCTCTTCCGTGCGACCCGCCTCCGAGTGCGCGGCGTGCCGCAACAGCTCGGTCAGTTCCTCGGTGGTGACCTGGGCGAGCAGATCGGTGAGGCTGAGGTGCCATTGATCAGCCAAGCGGTAGGGGTATCCAAGCGCCAGGGTGAGCACGACACCGGAGACGAGCTGGTCCGTGCATTCATCGCAGAGACCCAGCTGACGACCGATCCGGTGGATAGCGTCGGCGTCGGTGAGGAGAGCCGTCTTCGGTATGGCCTCGTGGGCAAGCCTGGCCGCTTCCTGCTCCCGCTGAACGAACGCCTCCCAGTTCAGGCGGGCGTCGGCTTCTCGGCCCTCGGCCTTGAGGGCGGCACTCGCGAGGGTGGCCTCGAAGCGGGGGGTCGAGAGGGACCGCAGGACGTACTGATCGGGCGTGAGTCCGATGTAGGCCACCGCGGGGTTGCGGGATTCACCGCTGAAGTGGTGAAGGGTGACCAGTAGCGCGGCCTCGACTGTGGTGGGGCGGAGGCTCAAGCGGTGCACGACGCTCGCGCACAGGTCCTTCAGCATGTCGGGGTTCATGTCATTCTCCAATGGGGTTAGTTGGGCCGCTGGTTGGCGGCGAGGTAGGCCTCTGCGGCGGCGTGGCGCGCCGGGTTGGTGATGAGTTCCTCGGCCCAGATCCGGCCGGCGATCTCTGCGGCGGCGTCCTGGTCGGGCGCAGCGACGACATAGGCGAGCTGGCCGGATGCCTCCAGTTCGGCGCACCGTTTGTCGTGGGCGGTGTCGTCCTCGGGAAGGGCTTCGACGGCAACGATGTCCATCTGTGCGGGGTTCGGCTCCCGGTAGATGACCCACCACTGCCGTGCGGGTGGACTGGTCATAGGTCTCCTTTGGTGCTTAGGGGCGGGCGTCAGACTTGGGGGTCCGGCGCGGAGTAGTGGGTGAGGAGTTCCGCGATCTCTCGGCCGATGTGGTCCATGAGCGTGCGGATGTGCTTCCGGTCGCCGCGCAGGTAGAGAGCCAGGTCGAGGACTTCGGGAGCGGCGGCATAGGCGAGCAGATCCCGGTACTGCTCGACGGTGAGGGGTTCGAGGTCGTCGGGACGCAGCGCCCAGGAGGCGACGGCTGCGCTCTCGGCGAGGCGCGTGGCGGCGCGGAGCGTGGCGGTGTCGGGCGCGCGGGCGAGAAGGACGAGGAACATCGCAGCGACGTGGTGGTCCGGCGTGTTGATGACCGGTATCGAGGGGCGAGGTGGCACGGATGCCTCCGGTTGAGGATGAACGGGCCCCGGATGCTTCTTTTCTATATGCATTCAGGGGATGTTGCGGCCCTGCCGTGAGCGAGCACGGAGGGGGTCAGTCCTGACTGATGTCACCCACGGGCAGCGCCCCGCTGATGGGGCGGTCACCCTCGCCGACGGCTACCACCGAAGGTGGCCGATCTCGCGCGGAGGGAGGCCGCGGGGGTTGGCAGGGAGAGGGACGGCGATATCGCGCTCGTCGACCAAGGGGTGGACGAAGTAGTAGCCGGGCGGATGCGTGCGCAGGTCCGCGATCCCAGCAAGGAAGCACAGATCGGCAGTGAGCTTGCCCCAAATCGGGTCCGGCTGCTTTCGCAGGTCGAACCGGAGAAGGAGTCGCCCGTCGTCGCCATGCAGACTCAACAGGGCATATCCGGGGTCGTCGCGGGTGGCGACGAGAGTCCTGATGCGCGGCTCGATCGCTACCGCCGTCACAGCCATGCGTCTCAGCACGGCGCGAGCGAGGTTGCGGGTGGCCTCACACACCCGCCGGTCCGCGAGCGAGCAGGGGTCTTGCGCTTGCATGTGCCTCCTTGACGTAGGGTCGCCCGGCGGCCGGGATGTGATGATCACCAGCCGCCGGGCGAAATCGTTGGGCTAGTTGGCTCCGCCCATGGCCCAGTGGACGCCCTGCCTCTCGTCTGCCTCCTGGCGGCGGTTCAGCGCGAGGCGCGCGTCGCGCTCCTCGTCGCCCTCCTGCCACATGCCGATGTCGGCGATGTCCACGTGCCCGTACTGATCGGCGACGATCGCGGCGGCGGCCTCCGCACCGAGGGCTTCCTCGCCGTCGTTCAGGAAGGTCCCCGACCCTCCCGCGTGACGGCCGGGAAGCATGGTCCAGTAGCACTGGGGGTTGCAGGTGCAGCGATAGGTGTAGCTGATCTTCCAACGGCGGCTGTTCAGTTGCTCGTCACGGTTCACAGAAGCCCTCCCCCCTCAGCCGACGGGGATGGCGGAGTGCTGCAAGTCCAGGAAGATGCAGGCGACCGCGGCGGCGGGCAGGTGGTCGGCCACGATCCGACCGTCCTCGTCCCAAGTGAGGAGTTGGATCACGACGTCGAGCAGCGGCTCGGGGAGCATCTGCCGCCAGTCGTCGTAGTCGGTACCGGGGAACCACTCCTTACAGGTCCGCCGGAGGGCGCCCGCGATGGCCTCGGCCAGCCGGTCCGCCTGGGCGGGGCTGATCTGCTCGGCACTCAGGCGCTGGCGGATGCCCTCGGGACTGAAGGGGTCTGTCGCGTTCATCTCCTGACGGTTCAACACGGTTGTCTCCTGACGGTTCAAGAAGGGGGCCGCTCCCCCTTCTTTCTAGTTCTATTCTATATGCATTCGGGAGGGAGGCAAGATTTCCGGCGAATTTTCTTGATCACCGGAGAGCTTTATTTCCGCAGGTCAGTAGCTATGTCTGCGAAGGTGAGGTCGCGTATGTGGAGGACGAGCCGCGCTCCCTCGACCATGTGCCCCATGCGCATGTCCGGGCCGACGACGCGCGTGTGGTCGTCGTCGGCCAGGACGCCTTGGTCCACCAGCCCGTCGACACAAGCCTTGAAGCTGGGGTACCAGTTGGCGGGGTCTCTCCTCTGTCTGTCCTCGGGATGCAGGACGCCGATGATGTGGACCCGTTCCAGGGGTGGCACTGTGCGCGAGGCGGCCCAGGCCGCGCGCCGCAACACTCTGGTGATCTCCGCGCGCTTGTGGTGGTGGAGCCGCTGGTTGGCGTTCAGGAGCGTCAGCCGGGGTGGCAGCGCGACCCTGAACTGGCGGCCGGGCATCCCCTCGAACCAGTCCGGTTCCTCCTCGCCCGGAACTCCGACCGGGGGAACTACTTTGGGCGTTGCCAACTCCGTTGCGTCGGGGGCGTATCCGCTCCGACGCGGCACGCCGGCGTTGGTGAAGGCCGACGCGTGCAAGGCCGAGACCAGCATGAGGCGACGCCTCTGGCCGGTCACGGCGTCCACGACCAGGGCGCGCATGTCCCCCGGCTTGTACTGCTCGATCCGTATGCGGATGTCGTCCCGCGGGTCGCAGGCCGCGAAGATCCGTCCCGGCTTGATGTGGGTCACCTGCGGCCCCGGTCGACGAGATCCAACAGTGCCTTCGCCGCCACCGCCGCCGGCCACGCGACGATGACCACCGCGAGGTACAAGGCGACCGCACCCGGCCGCAGTTGGTACACCAGTCGCAGGATCGGGTCGTGGGCGAGCAGCCTCCGGAAGGCGTCCGTCAGGATCACGGCTCCCGCTGCCCACGCGAGGAGGACAAGCAGGACGAGCATGCTGGTCACGACTCCGCCTTTCTGGGATCGACGTGAACCCAGACAGTGCGGAGGACACGGGCTCGGGCCAGGCGCAGAGCGAGCGAAGCGGCACGGCCGTTCCGGTGCGCGGCGAAGCCCGCGCAGATGGCGGGGGCATCGGTGCCGAGCGTGGCGTGGCAGACGATGTGCCCTTCCTCAGCGATGGCGTTGGCGATCATCTCTGCCACGCGCCCCTCTTCCAGGCGCATCAGGTTCCCCGGCCGGAAGATGCACGTGCCGCACCGCCCCGCGCAGATCCGGACACTCCATGTCGCCGGGTCGGCAACGTCGTGGCGCAGTCCGTCGGGCGAGTAGGTGGCAGAGCCGGTCATCGATCGGCCCCCGGAGTGGCGGCGCGAACTGCTTCACCGGTCGCCGCCAGCAGCATCTCCAGGCAGCGGGAGAACAGTTCAGGGTCAGGCGCGGTGAAAGCGGCCCCGTAGAGGGCAAGCGTCATCGCGGTGTCCCCGTTGGCGAACGCGGTGATGAACCGAGCTGCGAAGAGGTGCGGCTGCGGGACGATGTCCTCGGGACGACTGCCGTCGGAAGTCAGAATGATCCAGAACGCCGTGTCGGCATCGAGTCCCTGCATCTTCGCCAAGGCTGCCTTCGCCATAACTGCGAGCCCCGTCGCGACGCCGTACATCAGCGAGGGCGTCCCGTTCCGCGCCAGGTCCGCCAGGATCTCCTGGGCCTCGTCGTGGCGCCCTTCCGTCCAGTGGGTGACCGCCTCGACGAGGCGGTCACTGACCATCGGGTGCGCCACTGGGGCACCCCCGTTCGTCGGCATGACTGGCACGGACCAGGTTCCGGGTTGGCCCGGGACCTCTCTCCAGCCGCTCACCACGTCCGGGGTTCGGGCGTCGGGTCGGATCATGTAGCCGTGCTCGATCAGCCGGTGACCGGCGCTGGCCGGGCGGAAGCTGTCCCAGTCGAAGAAGAGGTGCACCAAGTAGACGCCGTGGTCCTCGTCCAGAACTCGAATCCGGTAGCCGTCCGGCGTACCGGTGCATATTGCGGTCAGGTGCTTCACTGCGGTTCCTCTCGGTTGGTCAGGGAGCGTCGGGGAGTTGGAGCTGCTGCGCGGCCTGCTCCTCCGCGTCCAGCGGGTTCGGTCCGGGGCGGTAGTGGGGCAGGCACCGGGGGCACTGCTGCTCCACGGCCCGGCGGTGAGCGCGTGATCCGGCCGCCGTGCCGCACGACTTGCGGATGACCGGGACTGGCAACTCACTGGAGTCGGCCTCCGGCAGCTCGTGGATGATCGCGCCGTTGAGCCAGATCCGGCCGCCGCAGATGCCGGTGAACAGGCTTTTGGCGGGAACGACTTGCCGGATGCAGGCGGCCCGGTAGGGGCAGCCGCCGCAGACGTAGAGGACGGGTTCGCAGATGGCGACCAGCTCGGTGCCGTTCTTCCATCTGTCGTCGGCAATGGCGAAGTCCTCGTCGCCGAAGCACGGGGCGTGGTCGGTGACGTGGGTGCCGATCAGGGTTCGTGATCCGGTCACAGGACGAGCTCCAATCGCTGGCCTATCCACCGGGCGACGTTGACCGAGACCGCGTTGCCTGCCTGCGCGGTCTGCTCGGCCTGGTTGCCGTAGACGACGTACTTCTTGGGGAACCGCTGCCCTTCGAGCTGTTCGCGGGGCTTGAGCATCCGGAAGTAGCAGTCGTTGATGTCCGGGGCGTTTTGCACCAGGGCGGCCGAGTCGCGGGTGGTGAGGGTGTGGACGGGTTCGGCGGCCGTCTTCACCGCGGCCTTGCGGTACGGCACGACGAGGGTGTTCCGCACGTGGTCGGGCACAGTGCCGGCGTGCGTGACAAGGCCGTGGTGGTTGCCCTGGGCGGTGACGACGCTGAGCGGGTCGCTCGCGGGGCTGGCGGTGGCGTGGTTGCGGTACTCGATGATGAACGGGTCCATCGTCAGCAGGGCTTCGCTCTCGCGGGTGGTGCGAGTACGCATCGGCACGTCGACGGGGACGGCGTCGGTGTTCCACGAGCCGCCGGTCGGTACCAGAAGCGCGTCGCCCTGCTTCACCGTCCGGACGGGCATCGGCCGGTCCTCGACGGCGTACGCCCTGTCCCCACCGTCCTTGCCGTGGGTGAGCGAGATCGAATAGGGGCGCCAGGGGAACTTGAGGCGGCCCGCACGGATGCGGTCCATGGTGGTATCCGCGAGGGGCTTCTTGCGGTCGCCGATCCGCTTCCCGAGGTCGCTGAAGTCGATGATGTCGCTGGCCGGACGTACGTACGGCTCGACCATGGCGTGGCGGCAACGGGTGTTGGGGCAGCGGTAGATGTAGTCGCGCCGGTACTTCCCGATGCGCAGGCCATCGGTCTTGGTCCACGACTGGACGGCGTGTACGTCCTCACCGCAGTCGACGCAGGGTGCGAGCGGCCTGGGCTCCAGGTCGGGCTTGCGCATGGTCTTGAGGGTGAAGACCACGTACATCCGGTCACGCCACTGCGGGGCGCGCAGGTTGACCTCGTCGCCGACGTGGGCGCTGCTGACGGACACGATCTGGTACTGGTATCCGAGCAGTTCCATGGCTTGGAGCCAGGTCGCGAACAGGATCCAGTCCAGGCCGAATTCGACGACGTTCTCGACGACGATGGCCTTGAACCGCTTGGCTTCAGCGGCTCGCACCACGCACCAGGCGGTGACCCGGGTCGCCTCGAAGGCGTCCTTGGTGAGGGACTCCCAGTCGTCGCGTTCCTCTTCGAGCAGGTCGAGGAGATCGAGTTGGTTGGTCTCTCGGGCCTTGCCGCCCGCGGGGCTGATCTCGGTGCAAATGACGGATGCCCACAGGGCGTCGGCCTTGGGCAGCATGCGCATGGGGAAGCCGTCGCTGAGCGTCATGACGACGTGCTCACAGTTGGGATGGTTGGCGGCGTGCGTTTCGATCGCGAGCCGCCAGTGGTTGATGCCGAGCAACAGCTCGTGCCCGGCTTCGACAAGTCCAGTGCTGCTGCCGCCCGCGCCACACAAAAGGTCAATCCAGGTGGCCATGTGGGTAGTTGTTCTCCAAGAGGTCCTGCGCGCCCGGCCCCGCATCGCGGGGCCGGGCAACGGCCGAGATCAGTGAGTGCGGAGGCCGCCGTGGGCCTGCGCCTGGCGCAGGAAGGCGATCCATATCCCCCACCTCGGGTCACCCACGGGCATCTCTGCGATGGCCACGCCTGGGTGGGCGTCATAGGTGGCGAGGGCGGCGGTGATCTCGGCGACCGTCACGAGGAAGCCGTCGTTCGAGTCGATCTTGTACCTGGGTATGCCGGTCGGCACTGTCTCGGAGGCGTCCTTGACGGCCTGATAGGCGGTCCGGAATTCGGCGACGCGGTTCGCCGTGCTCTCGTCGTACTTGGTGCCGGGCCGGAGGTCCACGCCCGCCAGCCCGTAGGTGGACAGCTCCGGGTATGACGGGACGGGCAGCTGGACGAGCATCCCGAAGTTCTTCATCGCGTCGAGGGTGCGCGGCAGTGCGGTGTAGGCGAACCGGAAGTAGTTCCCGCCCCCTTCGGCTCTCTTGCCGTCAGAGGTCTGGATATAGACGTCGTTTCCCACGGGGTGTTCTCCAAGAGGTCTGCGGCTGCCCGGCCCGGAGTCGGGCCGGGCAGCGCGATCAGCGGTGGGCGGCGTGGCGGCGGTGGACTTCGCCGTATGTCGTGCGGCGCGGGACCCGGCTGCGGGCCTCCCAGCGGAGCTGTTCGATGACGATCACGGTGAGGCCGGCACCGACACCGAGGGCGAGCACGAGCAGCGCGTACAGCACGTGCAGCACGGTCACCACGCCACCACCTCGTAGCGAGCCGGGCAGGGCTGAAGGAGCTGCATGCACGCGACGAACACACCGTGGGCGTCGTTGGTCGCGAGTCCGTTGTCCAACGCGGCCTGGGCTCGGGCCTGTTCGTCTTCGCTCTGCGGGTGGGCGATGACGCAGGTGCAGCGGCGCTTGCCGGTCTCGTCCGCCGGATTCGGCGGGGCTGCTTCGGTGCCCGCCATCAGACGATCACCTGCCCGGTGGACGCGAGGTAGACAATGCCGACCTCGTCGTTCAGCTCCCACACGGTGAGCGGCCAGTCCGTACCGCCTTGCGCGTGGACGCACGTCCAGCCCTTCTCCGCCATGGCGCGCACGACGTTGCCGTACTCCCTGATGGCCGCGTCGTTGTCGGCGAGGGGGCCGTGGAGCAGCTTGGACACCGGCTGACGCTGCGCCGTCACGCCCCGAAGCCGGACGGAGACCAGGTCGATGACGCGCGGCGCGAGGCTCCGCTCGGTGACGAAGGCCGTGATGGCTTGGACGAGCGGGACGACGTTGTTGCCGTGCTCCGACTGCTCTCCGCTGTCGGTGGAGTCGTAGAACACCTCGTCGATGTTCGGGTTGTCGTCGTGGAGGCGCTTGACCTGGAAGCCCTCCAGCGCGGCCGGGTCCATGGGCAGGTCCTCGACCGAGGAGATCCACAGATACGAGCCGTCGGTGAGCTCGGCGGTGATGGCGAACATGTTCCCGGACTCGACGTTGGTCACGAGCGGGATGCGGCGCAGCGCGGTGATGACCGGCTCGTACGCGCTCCACAGGGCCAGCCAGAGCGAGTCTTCGGTGTTGTTGTGCACGGGCATCGGGGCCAGGGGCGCCAATTCGTTGCTCACAGTTCCTTCTCCAAGAGGTCGCGTGCCATCCAACAGTACAGAGTTGGGATCTATCTCAGGCCAAAATTGATGCGCGCGGACGCTCTCACCAAGGGCGGGTGACGAACACCAGGCGGGGCGCCGCACGCCGCCCCTCTCGCACCTGCCGCGCCCGCGCAGTCAGGGCCTCCAGCTCGTCGACGCGATGACCGGCGACGTCGGCGATGTCCTGCGCCTGGTGGGCAAGATCGCGGGCCTGCATGAGCGCCCTGTGATTATCGCGGTGGTCGAGGTGGATCTCGGCGCCGCCGATCTCGTCGAGGAGTTCGCCGACGATCTCGTCCCGCACCGGCTTGGCGCGCCCGAGCCCGCCGAGGTGGCGCTCACAGTCGACCAGGTCCTTCAGGTCGGCGATCTGGATGAGCATGTCGCCGACGCCCTCGGGGTCTTGGCGGTAGAGGTCGGCGAGGCTGTGGATCTGCTCGCGGGCGGCAGCGCCGCTGTCGAGCACGATCGCGCCCTTGTGGCAGTGGCGAAGAATGGGCAGGTAGTCCATGTCGTCCTTCCGGTCAAGAGGGGGCTCCTCCCCCTCTTTCTGGTTCTATTCTATATGCATCGCCAGGGATGTCTATATTCCTGGTGAAATTTTCTTTCGGGTGCCTAAGTTTTTCGCTGGCTGCCGCCCTTCCGTGCTCGTACGGCCTCGCGCGCAGCTCTGCGTGCCTCTTCGGTCGCGTCCGGGTTCTCCTCGACCCGTTGGCGGCGCCTGGCTGCGCCCTCGTGCCACTCGTCCCAGAAGCGCCCGTGCTCCCGGTGTTCCTCGTTCTTGGCCTCCTCCTGCTCCCTCCGGCGTCCTGCGCGCGGGTTGGTGCCGCACCCACGGCAGGAGGCAGCGGGGTGCCCCCGGTGCTTGGTGCAGCCCCTAGGCAGCTCCCCGCGCTCCGGGGCAAGGTCGCCTGGCGGAGCGGACACGGGCTCCCCTGCGGCGTCAGCCGTGGGGGTAGGGGGGGAAGGAAGGGCAGAGGAAGAACCAGGAAAGGAAGGGGTTCCATCGGTGGAACCCAGTGGGTTCCCCCCGTGAAACTCACCGGGTTCCACCGGTGGAACCCGGCTGTCCTGCCCGTCAGGGTTCCCCCCGTGGAACCCTGCCTCCTCGCCTGGGTTCCCCGCGTGGAACCCAGCTTCGACCTGCGGTGATTCGGCCTTCTCTCGGCGGGCGGCCTCGCGGTCTTCGACGTCCTGATAGGTCATCGCAGGCTTTGCGGGGGCCGAACGTGTGACTCCGGAGCGGGCCTTGTTGGCGTTCTTCGGTGCCGCCTTGCGGGCCTCCAGGCGCTCTTTGAGCTCCTGCGTGGTCGGTGTGGGCGGTATGCCGAGGGGGAAGACCCGGTAAACCGCCGAGCGTCCCGCCTTGCCGGTCTCCACGCGCTCGACAAGCCCTTTGGCTATCAGCTCCGTGACGATGGTGATGGCGCGCTTGTCGGTCACGCCGACCCAGGCCGCGAGGCGGGTAAGGCCGGGGCGCGCGAGTCGCGTCTCGTCGTCGGCGCTGTCCGCGATCTTCATGAGCGCGAGTTTCTGGCTCTGGTTGAGCACGTCGGGCGGCAAGTACGCCGCAGCGATCATCAGTTGGATGGACACGGTTCCCCTTGGGCGGTGCAGGCACAGCGGCAGGACGGGGTGCCCCGCCCGGTCGCTTCCGGGCGGGGCTGGGGCTCATGGGGTCCGGGTCAGGCCGGCGCGATGCTGATGACCGCGGGTGTCTTCTTACCGGTCTTCCGCCGGGGAATCGGCAGTCCTGCGTCCTTGAGGTTCTTGACCATGCGGTTGACGTCCGGCGTCATCGGGACCGGAATTCCGGCGACCTCGTGCAGGTCGACCATCGCCTCCACGTCGTCCTTCTCCTCGTCGTTGCCTCCGCCCCAGGACAGCTTGTTGGGGCCGTAGATCCCCTCCGGGGATCGGTCGAGCTTCTTGCGTGCGAATTTCTTGATCCGGTCGCCCTCGCTGTAGAGCTTGTGTCCGTTCACGTAGTCGATGAGCGCCTGTTCGCGGTCGGCGTCGTTGCGGATGAGCGCCGTCTGCTCGGGCACGCCCGGAGCCGTCCCAGGCCAGCACAGGGAGCGGAACGGGCAGTAGTCGCAGATGGCGTCCAGACCGGGGCCGTTGAAGTCGCGGGGCATCTCCTCTGGGTCTCCGGTCTCGCGCACACGTTCCACCCACCACTGGGCCTCTGCCGCCCGCTGAGGGTCGAAGTCGATCTCCTGGACGTGCTCCGCGCCGGAGTCCCGGTTGATGAAACGGAAGCGGATACGACCGATGTTCAGTGGCCCCAGGCGGGACAGGTACCGCTGGCCGGGCACGTCCTCGAACCCGACCTCGAACAGCGCGCCCGCGTACAGCAGGACCTGCCGCAGTTCGGCGGCCGTGGCCCCGTAGCGAAGAACGCGGTCCCACAGATACGTGGACTTGGTCTTCACGTCCTCCACGGTGAGGACGTCGGCGGGTATCGCTGGTCTGTGACGAGCGGGCAGGCGAGCGGCGGTCGCCGCGTCGAGCTGGACGACGTCGACGTGCCCCCGGATCAGGGAGTCCTGGACGCTGCGTTCCACCAGCCATCCGTACTCCGTGCGTGCCGACTCCAGCAGCCCGTGATGGATGAACGTTCCGAGGATCGCCGCTCGCTTGTCGGGGTGATCGGTCGGCGTGACGCCGTGCAGGATGTAGGCGGCGCGTCGGCCGCATACGGTGTCGGACGCGCCGAGTTGGGTCTGACGAGAGCGGGGGCGGCGGGCGTCCACGTCGTGCGCGGCATCCCAGATGGAAGGTGCGATGCCGTCGACGGTGGCTACGGACATAGGGGAGTTCTCCAAGAGGTCAGCGTGGGCGGTCACTGCTCGGCGTCCGCGTCCTGCTCGTCGGCCTTGCGCTGGGCGGCGGCACGGAGCTTGTCGGCGTCGGACAGTGGGCCCTCCCCCATCTCCCGCCGGGGGTTGTCGAGTTCCGCGGCGCGCTGCTCGGCGGCGCTCCGGATGGTGAGGATTTCGTCGTGGCTCAGGCGGTTCACCGGATCTGGGACAGCCCGCCACAGCGCCTCAAGGAGCTTCTTGTCCGTCAGGCCGGCGATGCGGGCGAGCCAGGGCTGCACGAGATCGCCGACGAGCGCGGGCATGATGCGCGGCTGGGACTCAAGGGAGCAGCCCAGCTTGTTGAAGACCAGGTCCTCGATGCTGAAGTCCCGGAGCGGCAGCGGCTTGTTCCGCTCGACGCGCATCCGCAGCGATCGGACCTTGATGACCTGCGGGTCGGCGTTGCGCTTCATGCGCACCCAGCACGACGAGTCGAAGCCCAAGTCCTTCTGGGCCGAGACCTTCCACTCGCTCTTGTTCTGGATCGGCTGGCCGTTGTCGTCCGTGGCGCTGACCTGCTTGCCGCGTGCCAGCACGATGGCGATGCCGGGCAGTGTGCGCAGCAGGTAGATGATCCTGTTCCACCGCTCCGTGGCGTCGTTCCACAGGTTCCGGCCGATGTCGAACGCGGCGTCCGGGTCCTCCTGGAGCAGCGCACGGTTCTTGCGCGTCCGGCGACCGCGTTCGTAGGTCCAGTTGGTGAGCATCCGCCACAGCGCGGATCCCGAGTCGATGGTCAGGACCACAGGGGGCTCTCCGGCCGCCGCCGCGCGCCTGGCCTCGGCGTGCACGGCCTCAACCTGTTCGAGAATGTCTCGGTAGGTGCCGTCGTGCTCGATGATCAGGTAGTTGGCGCCCTCGATGGCCGCGTACTCGTCGGCCGATCCCTCGTCGAGGTCGATCCAGTACATCTGGCCGATGCGGTCGCTGCTGGAGAACTGTGCGGCCGAGTAGGTCTTGCCAGCGCCCTCCTCGCCCTCGATGAGGAGGAGGGGCCAGGGGACGATCCCCGTCGGCTTGCGTGTTTTCAGTTGGACTGCGGGCGGCTTTGCGGTGCCCGCCGGTGCGTTCACGATCTGGCTCCAAGAGGTCGTGGTCAGTCCGTGCGCAGGGCCCGGACTTCGAAGAGGGCTGCCCACTCCGGGTGTTCGGCCAGCAGGAGCCGTACGTACCGGGAGCGGTAGTCGTTGTTCAGCGCGAACTCGTCGCCTCGGGTCGCCGCGCCGTACTGGTAGCGCAGGAGCTCGAAGAGCATCCCGATGCCGATGCGGCCGAACCCCTTCTCCGCGCAGTCGGCGGTCATCCGGATCAGCGCCCTGAGAACCCAGGGATTGAGCGCGTGGAACGCCTCGAATCGCTGCTGGATGGTCAGGCTGCCGACGTCGGCGGGGTGGCGAACGGGCTGGATGGTGCCGAACAACGGCGGCTGTTCGATCAGCAAGGCTCCCCCCTCAGAGATAGACCTAACACACTGGAGTGTTGGAATCTATCTCCGGACAGAGGGATTGTCGATCGACAACACCGCCAAGTCCCCCTCGGCGGCCCCCTGGGTCGGCACATGATTCCCCCTGGATGAATGAGGCGCACCCCCTCGAGTGCGCTTCTATTCTATATGCAAACAGGGGTTGAATCAAGAATCGCAAGCCTCTGACCTGCGATTATTCAGCGACCTTGTTCGCCGCCTTGCCGCGCGGCACGATCCTGGATCCGGGCCCGTTGTATGTGCGGTCACGCAGGGCAGCCAAGACCTTGCCGTCGATCGCCCAGTCCACCGCCCGCGCTCCCGCCTGTAGCGCGGGTGCATCTGCAACGACCGGCTCCAAGAGCCAGATCGGCGATCCGGACAGGTTGTAGTCGGCGGGTCGGAACCGGCCTGTGCTGATCGCCCTGCGCAAGAGCTCGCCGGACGGCAGCTGGAACAGGGCCACCAACTCGGCCTGGCCCACCAGCGGGGGGAGTTGCTCAACCTCCCTCACCCAGTAGCCCGGGTCCTGCTCCTTGGTCAGCCGCTCAAGCTCCGTCTGATTGAGGTGCTTCGGGCGCGGGGTCGTCTCTCCGAAACCCTTCACGAACTGGAGCAGCCAGTACGGCGACCCGCTGATGATCTTGGCGTAGCGGTAATCGAGGGTGTGATCCCGGCTGATCCACTGGCTTACCTGGAGCGGCCTCACGTCGTACAGCGCGGCGAACTCGACCCTGCCGGCCAGGTACGGCTTCCTTCCCGCCGGCGCTTTGCCCTCTGCCACTCCATCGCCTCCAGCTCACGTGACGTCTGCATATAGATTGTAACCACCGTAGAAGCAGAGTCCGACCCCGCCAAAGAGACGATAGGCTGGAGTCTCCAAGAGGTCGAAGACCCCCGTCGCAAGGCGGGGGTCTTCTTCCATGCTGGGCTCTCGGACTGCTCGACGTCACCTCACCGTGGGTCAGGTACGCGGCAGGGTGAGCGTCGTGTTCTCGTACTTCGGGGGACGGGCATATCCGAGCAGCCAGCCGAACTGTGGCGACAGATGCTCCTCCGCGAGCCGGAAGACGCCGTAGTAGGAGAAGGTGGCGACCGGGGTCAGGACTCCCGTGACGGCCGTGGCGTCGAGATCGACTCCGTGCCGAAGGGCGACCGCGACGAGCCAGCCGACCGCGGCAGGGACTCCCGTACGCAGCAGCGAGGCGTAGAGGTTCATGGGGATGTGCTCCTTGAGCTGTTGAGGAGGATCAGGCGAAGAGACGGCGCCAGGTCTCCGGGCCGGGGTAGCCGTCGGCGTCGGAGCCGCTCCACTTCTGGGCGTGCTGGAAGTCGATGACGTTGAGGCGGTCCGCCTCACCCCAGTCGCGGGACGGGCCGACGCGGTAGTGCTTGCCGTAGCCCTTGCGCACGAGCTGCTGGCCCAGCAGGAGGATCGAAGCGTTCGACTTGCCCGGTCCGAAGGCGCTTCGGCCAGGGAACGCCGGCGGGCCCGGCTTGGGCGTCGTCGACGTCGCGGTCGGCCACGTCGGCATCGGGCCCGGGTCCGTGTGCGTGTTCTCGGGCGTCTGGCCGTGGCCGTAGTGCCCGCCCTCCGTCTCCCAGACGTGCTCGCTTCGGTTCGACTTCCAGGTCGGTGTGCCCATCGGCCAGACGTCCGGCACTCCCCAACTCCGCGCCCAGGTAAGGATCTTGTCGAGTCCCTTGGCCGGAGTGTCCCGGACGGTCGCGTACGCCTTCCCGTTCACGCGGCAGTACGGGAAGAACAGCGTCTCGACTTGGAGACACACCCGTCCGGTGCGGTTGGTCCTGGTGCCGCCGGTGGTGTCGACGACCGACTTGGACCGGCTGTTCGCCGGGTAGAACTGAGCGGTTCTGCCCGTGAAGGGATCCCAGAGCAGATGCGGCGCGACGCCCTTGCCGCCGCCGGTGAAGTACTGCACGAGCTTGTCGAACACCACGAGATCGGCGGGCTTGGCCGCCGTGGCGTTCTTGTCCCACGTGATGTGCCAGATGACGCGTGGGTCGTACTGCGTGTCGGTGGGTGCGGTGTCGCTGAGCGGGTGCCGCTCAGCTCCAGGCAGCCAGAGATCAGGCATGGCGCGTTCCTTGTTCTCCCCCGCGCCTGCTGTTCTGAGCCTACAGTCCGAGCTTGCCGGTCACGATCGCGACGATCACTCCCACCACAACCGGCGCCACCAGGGCGGTCAGAGCCAACCGCCTTACGCCACGGGCCTCTTGACGTTCCGTCTCGCGCTCGCGCCGCATCTGGGCGATGTCGTCCTCGACGGCTTTGATCCGCACCTCGTCGGTCCGCCGGTCGGCGTCGTACTGGATCTTCGTCACCATCTCCGCGAGCCGCGCACTAAAGGCAGCGAAGTCGGCCCGCAGGTCATCGCGCATCTGCTGCATGGCCCGCAGCAGTTCCCACGGCGTAGGGTCCTGTCCCGGCGGCGCGGTCACGGCGCTCCCTTCGGCAGCCCCGCGCCGCTGAAGATCAGTCTATGAGACTCAGCGCAAGCCCGGACCGGCCGCACTGTTTCGGGGGACAGCCCTCAAGCCCTTCCCGAGCCTCGACCCAAGTGCGCCCCCGGCAGTAGGACTTGGCCCTTTCAGGGCCCGCGTGTTCACCGGTCGATCGCACAGTGGAACGCCGTCATGCCGACCAGCGACTACCGCAGCACGACCTCTGCGTAAACGCTCAGCCGCCTCCGATGCGTTCCAGGTCAACATCCTCCTGGGAGATGCGGGACCGGCGTCCCCCTTCAGGTAGCAGCACCGTGGCGCTCCAGCCGTGATGCCGACGCTCGTAGGCGGTCGGACTGTGCTCAGCCAGGATGACCTGGAAAGTCCACGTCGCCGACTCGAACAGCTCCAGCACATGCCGTTGCGCTATGGGGTGCAGGAAATTGAAGGGTTCATCCAACACAAGGATTGTTGGCTCCGCCCGCGCTTGCAGTTCCGCAAAGACGGCTAGCGCGTAGAACCACACGACTACCTCTCCAAGCTTTTCCTCTCCGAACGCCTCCTCTCGATATGAAACCTTGACATCATCCCCGTAGAAGCGAACCCTAGACACCACATCAGGCAACAGGACGGGCATGTTGGCGATTACGGTTCGCGCGGTCCAGAAATCAACTCCGAGAAATTCGGCAATTCCTGGGACCGAAGACGCCCTCAGACCTTTGTAAGTTCCGGGACCGAACGATAGAACCCTGTACGGGCGAGGAGGCAGAGCCACCCGTCGGTCATCGACCCGGTACTCCAGCCACTGACCTCGGACATCCACGATCGCCTTCCGGAGTTCCGGATCGAACCAAGTGATGGCGCACGAAAGATCCGCCGGAAACTCCATCAGTAAATGCGGTGAACTGAGCGATCGAAGAAGGTGCAAAAGTTTCGTCTTGCCCGAATCATTCATCCCGAAGAGGAGGTTCAGCTTAGAAAGCCGCAACACACCGGGCATCAGGATGTAGTGGCTGACAATCTCCAGGCTTTGGACCCATCCGAAAGGCTGAGCTTGCCCGCCCTGCTCCAGACGAGTTCGATGTTCATGAAGATCCTTCCAGCTCCGGAGTAGTGGTCCCGAATATTCGACACCTGAATTTGCATCAACTAGGCGACCGCAGCTCGCACATAGCCAAATCCCATTCGAGATATGGGATCGCTCTGCGTCCGACAGACCACCAGTCCCCCGCGGCCCTCGTTCCGCAGCGGAAAAGATGTGAGCAGCTGTGCCTGTATCGGTGAAATCCTCCGAACCGATACCCGGCCCGATTGTGAGCGCCCTGCACCTCGGGTTCGAGCAGCGAAACGCCGCACGCCGGGCTAGGAGCAGTCGGGTCTTATCGTTGAAGTCGGCCTGACCACGACCGCTGCCGCTTCCCATCGCTGGCACCGAACACTCCCACTCGTCTACAGCTCCTGCCGCCCTCAAGTACAGCACGCACTTCGACGTTGCAGGCGAATGATGGGGTACCTCCTGGACGACCTGAATGCGCTGTGCGAGGCCGCGAGGGCCCTGGAATCCATCACGCGGTGATTGAGAGAGGTCACGCTGTACGGAGGCGCCCGGCGCGGCAGCAGCGCCTGGGCGAAGGATCGTGAGGTGACTGGAGCCGGATGGCTTGCGCTGGCGTCTATGCCCCCAGAAGCTACGTCTGGGGGACAGATGTCAGAGGGGCCACAGAGGCACGTACGGCTACGGCTGGCCAGGCGGCGCACCGCGCCCGCCCAAGTGCGGGCCCGGGTCCGTGAAGACCCCCCGGCTCCGGCGCCGGAGCCGGAGCCGACGCCGGAGCCAGACGCAGAATTGTCCCGGGCACGGAGAATTTGGACCCGTGTCCGGCGCGCCAGATGGTCGCACATGATTACCGTGACGGCTACCGCTCTTGCTGCCCTCGCTGCAATCGGCGGGCTGTGGGCCCAGGCCGTCACCACTTATTGGAGCCAGCAGACCGCGAAGGACCAGCTCCAGCAATCCCAAGAGGAGAGCAGGAGAGAAGCAAGCGCCCAGGCAAAAACGGTCTCCGCCTGGGTCGAAGACCGCGTCGAAGACGGAAGTAACTGGAAAGTGCACATCTTGAATCGATCTCCAGATCCGGTGCCATTTGCGCGCGTAGCACTAAAGGGCGTACTGTACTTCAAAAATCCCAATGAAGGCATCGGCGCCTACATTTATTTGAGTACATCGCGGCTAGCGCCCTGCACGGAACTCGTCTTCTCGCGGAAAAGCGTAACGTCTTGGGCTCCAGCACGAGGGGACTATGGGGGAACCGAAGGAACGGCATGGGTAAATGAGCTTTACGGCTTTACTTTCCAGGACCGTGATGGAATGCAATGGTGGCGTTCAAGTAACGGGCATCTCGCTCAACAGATTGATGAACTTGAGTTTCCGGGTAAAGACGGACAGTCGTTCTTCGGTGTTGATGGTGTACCCGAAGTAAAGAAAGCCGCGTCATGCGGCAACGGTGACTGAGGCTTTTTCAGTCTGGTCACTGATCGGGTGACAACTTAGGCGTCTGCAACGGACAAGGCTCCCAGACCGTAGAGCGAGGTGTTCGATGTCCCAGCTCGCCAGCGCAGGAGCTCGGTTCAGTTCCCATCTTGCTTCACACGACCTGCCCACGCCCTGGTCAAGCAAGTCACCCCGCCCATGACGCCTTATAGGTATCCATTGTTGGTCAGGTAACGGCCTGGCCGGTGTAGTCGTCGGCGGAGCCGCAGTCCTCCACCAGGAGATAGGCGACGTTGCTGCTGCTGGCGGCGAGCGTCCACGTCTGTGCGACTCCGCCCTGAACTCCGGTCCAGCACAGTGCAGTTGTGACGTCGCTGCCGGTGGTGTTGGTCAGGATGGTCTGGACGGAAACGGCTGCGTTCGCTGTGGAGGCTTGCAGGTTGTTGACTCGTATCTGGTCCTTGTAAATCGTCCCGGACACGGTGTTCTTGCGGATTCGGTATAGTGCGTAGCTGTCGCTGGCCGCGTTGTGCAGCGCCCAGAGGGAGACACGGTAGGCGCGGCCGGTCTTGAACGTGATGCTGCTGGTGGTGATGAGGGCCGTCTCCGTGCTGGAGAAGGTGACGTTCGCGGTGAGAGTCTTCTGTGCGACGAATCCGCGCCCTTGGGATTTTCCGTAGACGCTGAGGTCTCGGTCGATCGCGAATCCGCTGGATGTGAGCTTGGCAGTGGCTTGGGCCGATGCGGACGGAGCGTCGCGGACGTGCAGCTCGATGGACGATCCGGCGGCCGATGTATCAGCGCCGTACCCGTTGATGTAGGCAACTCCGTTGCCGCTCAGCTCGTTTGCGTAGAGGTTGAACACTCCTCCCGAATAGCCCGGCACGTGGCTTTGCAGGAAAACCCCTGTTTCCTGGCTCGAACCCGTCACCTTGGGCGCACTGAGTGAAACGCTCGGAACTTCGTAGGTACCGGAGGAGTCTGAGGCGTAGCCGATGGCGGTGTTGAGTTCTGCCGGTGCTGACTCATCGGCGCTTCCGGAATAGAACTCGATCGAGCCGGTTTCCGGATTGGTGTTTCCGGGGCTGATGACAACGCGCTGTCCACTCGCGGCAGTTTGGAGGGTGCTGCCAGTGAGGACTGCTCCGTTGATCGTCTTGCCGTTGATGGCGTCCGCGTCGAGTTTGTCCGCCGTGATTGCCCCGGCTTTGATGTGGGTCGCTTCGATCGCGCCCGCCGAGATCTTCGTTGCCGTCACAGCGTTGGCCGCGATCTTGTCCGTGGTGACAGACAGGGCGTTCAGCTTGTCCGTGGTGATGGACAGTCCGGCGATCTTCTCGGCCGTGATGGCCAGGGCCGCGATCTTCTCTGCGGTCACCGCTCCGGCGAGGATCTTGGGTGCGGTGACTGCGCCGTCGGCGATCTGCACGCCCGGTATCACCGGGCGGACGACTGCGTTGTCCCACAGGACGGCTCCGGCGGTCGACTGGTACGTCTCCACCCAGACCGTGGCCGCGGTGGTGTTCGCCGGCGCAGTGACCGTGGCGGCAAGCCGCTGCCACGAGCCGCGGGCCGGTACGTCCACCTGGGCGACGCCGAAGCCGACGGTGACGCCTGTGCCGTCCAACCACCGGGCGTAGAACTTGAGCGCGCCTCCCGCCCAGTCGGCGGACGCGTTGGCGTCGATGGCGAGGTAGAGCTGCTCTCCGCTCAGGATCGGCATTGCCGTGAGGTTCAGGGACCGTGTCGTGGCGGCCGTCGCCGTGGCATCGACGCGCAGTGCCTTCGCGGAGCCGTTGCCGCCGGAGACGACGGACCATACGGTCGTGGCGATCGCCGCGGTGTAGGCGCCCTCGAACGAAGGGTCCCCGAGCACGTTCGTACCGCCCGCGACCACCAGCTTGTCCGTGGAGATCGAGGCCGCCGCGATCTCGGTAGCCGTGACCGAGTTCGCGGCGATCTCGCGGCCCGTGATGGCGTCGGCCGCGACCTTCCCGGCGATCACCGAGTCGGCCGCGAGTGCAGCGGCGGTCACCGAACCGCTCACGAGGTTGGTTGCGTCGACGACCCCGGTCTTCAGCGCCTCTACGGCAACGGCGTCGACCTGCATGACGGCCGGGGAGCCGGGGACGCCCAGCGAGGCGTAGTTGAGCCACAAGTAGGGGGTGATGTAACGGACGGCGTCGTGCACGGTGCCGGGCGTGCGCGGGTCGTTGTTGGGACCGGCGGAACCCGCGGCCGCGCGGTCCTTGAGGTAGCCGACGACCGTGACCCAGCCGTCCGTGGTCGGCAGTGAGCGGTACGACGCCGCGATGTAGTAGTGGCTGTTCGGGGTGTTCGCTCCGGTCCGGTTGACCAGGGTGGTCTGGTCCGCGCCCACGCCGAGCACGCCGACGTAGAACGCGTCCGGGCCGGTGGCGAGTTGGGCCGTGGCCCGGATGCGGGCGCTGATCCGGTACAGGACACCGGGCTCGTAGGGGACGAGGGTCGTGCCACGGAGCCGGATGAAGCCGCGGGCCTCGCCGACGTTCTGGCCGGTGGGAGCGTCCGGTACTCCGGTGAGGTGCGCCCATGTGGCGTCGCTGCCCTGGTCGGTGGTCTGCCAGGCGGCGGCGTCGCCCATGGTGTCGACGAGGCGCTGGTTGGTGGCGTCCGCGAGCGCGCCGCCGAGCGAGCTGAGGGTGATCGCGCCGCTCGCGACCTTGCCCAGCGTCACGGAGTTGGCGGCTAGCTTCTCGGCGAGCACCGCGCCGTCCGCGAGCGCGGTGGAGTTGACGGCTCCGCGGGCGAGTGCCGCGTCGGTGACCGCGCCGCGTGCGAGCTTGGTTTCGTCGATGATCGCGTTGACGAGGTCGTCGGGGACGGCCTTGCGGGCCTGGCCCTGTACAGCGGTCGAGGGCCCTCCGGCCGTTCCGGAGGTGTTGACCGCGATCAGGCGCACCCACATCGGGGTGTAGGTGTCGGTGGCGAGGGTGATGCTTCCGCCGGCGGCCGTGTGGAAGGCGGCCACGGGGCTGGTGGTATCCGGTTCGGCGTCGGCGGTCGTCGACAGGTGGACCTGGACTTCGGCCAGGTCGAGCGGAGCGGTCTCGGCGTCCGTCCACGTTCCGGGCCAGGTCACGGTGAGTCCGGCCAGCGCGGACTCGACCACGGGCGGCGTGGGGGTGGGTGGCGGGGGTCCGTTGTGGGCGACGAAACCGACGGTGCCGTCGTCCTGGAGGCCCATGCTGCCGCGCAGGGTGCCGTCCTGGTCGTAGACCTCGATCGCGCCGTCCTCGACGGACGAGTACGCCATGCGGGCGGTGCGGGTGGTGTGGGCCAACTGCCGTTCCAGGACGGCGACTCGGGCGGCCAGGCGGGCGATGTCGCTGCTCACGCGGTGCCTCCCCCGTAGGTGAAGCGGTCTGCGCGCTGGAGTTGGATGACGGCCTGTTCGGGGGTGTCGCCGGAGGCGGGCTGGATCTGCCAGCCGACGATGCGGGACCAGGCGTCGAAGTCGGTCCACTGGTCGTGGACCCGGGCCCGTACGTCGTCGCCGATCTGCCAGGAACCGAAGCGGGCCGCGGGGTGGTCTCGGAGGGTGATCTCGGTGACTTCGCCGATGACTTGGCGGGAGATGCGCTCCGTACGGGCGCGAGCGGCCAGCCGGTCGTTCGCCTTCTCCTCCGGTACCTCGAGGAGGTGCTCCAGGCGCAGCCGACCGTCCCGTACCGCGTCGACGGCGCGGCGCCGGTTGCGGCCCTCGCCGGCGCCGAGCGCGATGACGACCTGGGCGACATTGTCGGCGTCGTACTCGACGGGGACCGCCTTGACGACGTTCACGCCGGACTCGAAGTGGATGTCCGTGCGGCGGCGGCCGAGGCGGGGCCAGCCGATGCGGACGCGGCCCTGCGGCGTGCCGTTGTGCCAGGTGGCTTCCTCGGTCCACTCGGGGCCGCCTTCGACGGCGACCATGTCCGAGACGACGTCGCCGAGCGAGGGGGTGTCCCACCAGTCGATCCGGTAGGGGTCCTCCGGAGTCCCGACGGTGACCTTCGAGGTGGTGTCGTCGACCTGGATACCGAGCTGGCCGTCCGGCGTCTCCTGGCAGTACGCCCACACGTCGCGGATGACCTTGCACGGGTCCGCGTAGGTGTAGGGGCCGCGCGCGTTGAGCTGGCCGTGGAGGTCGTAGCGCCGGTAGGGGTAGGAGCCCCAGCCGGATGCCTCGATGTTGAGCTGCTGGCCCTGGGGGTCGGCTCGCCAGATCAGGCCGCCCCACAGCAGCCGCCCGTCACGCTCGGCGTAGATCTTGGTGTTGCCGGGGTCGAGCTGGGAGCGGACGAGGTGGGCCAGGCGGGGTTCGACCGCGCCGGTGAGGCTGCCGGTCGCGGACAGTGCGGGCCCGAACTCGACGCCGGTCAGGGGCAGGTCCCAGGCGAGGACCTTGTTGGTGAGTGCGTCGGTGGTGAGGTAGCGGTACGACGGCGACGCCATCAGGCGCGTTCCTGCTTCTCCCCCGCGCCGTGGTGTGGTGGTGCCGGTGTCGTGTCAGACGACGCCTTCGGTGAACTCCACGTCGGCGATCAGGGACGTCGCGGCGTCGACGCCGAGGTTGCCCCACTCGGATTTGGACGGCTGGGTGCGCACGAAGAGGTCCTGGGTGGTGCCGCGCAGAGCCGCCGCGACGGTGATGGTGTCGGCGAGGACGACGGTGTTGCGGCGGATGTTGGCGCCCTGGTCGTCGTCGATGGCGGTGGTCTGCCCCGTGTCGGTGCCCAAGGAAGTCTGCATGTTGGCGAACACGTCGGACTCCGAAAGACGCAGGCCCGCGAGCGTCACCAGCAGCTTGGCGCTCGTCGCCCAGCTCGGGATCGGGACCTTCCAGCGGGCGGCGGCGGGCCAGTTGTACCACTGGCCGTTCTGCGCGACCAGCCGGTTCAGCGCGCTGGGGTAGGCGGTGTACAGCGTCCGTTCGCGTCGCGGGTTCGCGATCAGCCGCAGGTCCGTGACCATGGCGTTGGTGATGGTGGCCGTGTTCGCCGGGATGTCGAGGCGGGCCAGCGGGATCGCCGTCATCCCGGCCGGGACTGCCTTCGCGGTGGCGGAGACGCCGGACACGACGTGGAAGTAGCCGATCTCGTCGGCCGCCGGATCGCGGTTGCCCTCGTACTCCGGGTCCTCAACTCGCAGGCACACGAGGTCGGATCGGGCTGACGAACCGGTGGGGGCGATCGGCACGATGGCGTCGCCCACGTTGTACTGGGTGTAGGAACCCTGGCCCCACGCAGCTCCCGACACGACCGCCGAGCCGTCGCCGACGCGGACGCCGGCGCCAGGGGTAGACCACTCTCTGACCTTCAAGTCGTTGCCTTCGGTCACGCCCTGGTTCCCGGACGCGAGGTCTCGCACCATCATCCGGAAGGCGCGTGCGGGGTGGGTGCCGCCGTGGGTCAGCATGGGCGGCTGGATCAGTGCCATCTGTGAGTGCTCTCCTTACAGGGCGGTGTGGGCGTCGCGCCACGACACCGCGAGGCGGGTGGAGTTGGTGTAGTCCGCGCCGGTCCACCGAATTTCGCTCGTTCCGGGCGGGATCTGAAACAGGTCCAGGCGGGACGCAGCGGACAGGGCGGTCGCGACGTTGCCGCCGTTGCGCAGGACCCAGCGCGTTCCGGGGCGCGTGTCGATCTGGAGGGTGTCGCTCTCGCCGAGGGTCAGCGCAAGGTCGAGGACGCGGCCTGTCTCCGTGATCCAGATGCGGGGGTTCACGACCGGGCCCTTGATTTTCAGGGAGGGCCAGGCGGGCAAGTCGCCTGCGTTGGTCGCCCATCCGGGGCGCTCCACGGGATTGGATACGCCGGTCGTGATCGGCGCGGTCACCGGAGCGGTGAACCCTCCGTCGTCGTCGCCGCGAGCGAGGGGAAGGGTGACCTGCTGCTCGGGTTCCCCCTGCCATACCGGGTCGGTGACTTCGAACACCAGGTTCAGCGGGATCCAGCCGAAGACGGCCTGTGCCATGGACACCGGCTCGACGTCGCGAATCCTTCCCAGGACGCGCTTGGGCCCGTCACGGCCCGGCCAGAACACGCGAAGCGTCTGCAAGGCCCCTGCGGTCTTGCGCGTGGTGGGGTCCGACGCGGCACGCTTCAGCTCAGCCAGGGCATCGACAGCGGCGGCCGGATCACCCGGAGTCCGGATGCCGGCCTCGACCGTCACCGTCTGCGTGCCGTAGTAGTCCACACCGGGGAACGCACCGTCCTCGGTCGGCAACTCGACGTCCTGGGAGCGGACTTTGGGCGTGCCGAAGCCGGTGATGTCGCCGACGGGGTATGGCGTTCCGGGGCCCAGGAGGACACCGGCGAAGTCGACTTGCCACTCTTGGGTGATCGTCGCCATCAGAGACGGCCTCCTCGCTGGGCGTTCCGAAGGCGCCGCATGATCTCTGTGCCGACACGGTCGGCCGTTTTGGTGTCGGCGCCGCCGTTGACGGTCACGGGCATGGACCCAACGAGCGCGGCGGGCCGCTCTTCCCGGACGACGACGACTTGGACCGGGGCGGGCCGGGCGTCGACCAGTCGTACGAGGCCGCTGTCGCCTGCGGGGGCGAGCTGGTAGCCGAACCTGTTCGCCACGTCCGCCAGGACGGCCGTCGCCGATCGCCGCTTGTTCACGCCGAGCGGCACGTACGCCTCTCCCCCGGTGGACGGTTCGGCGAAGCGGATGATCCCGTTGCTGGTGCCGTACAGGCCGGTACGGATGCCGCCGTCCTCGTACGCGAGTTGCTTGTTGGCCTTGTCCAGGTCGGACAGGAAGCGCGTGGCCTTCTTCCCCAGCGCGTCCTTGATGCGGGTCCGGCCGAGCGTGGCGATCTCGATGATTCGGTCCTCATCGAGTTCTGTCTTCTCGGCGACATTGTGGATACCGGTCGTGCTGGAGGTGATCGCGGAGATGATCGCCACGAGATCCGGAAGGTCGTCGTCCGGGATGGCCTTCGAGGCGGCCTTGGCCTGGCTGTTGGCCTTCTTGGCTTTGCTCGGGGACTTGGCGGCTTCGGCGGCCAGGTCCTCCGCGTCCTTGTCTCCCTGCTCGGCGAGCATCGTCGCCAGGTCGCTGTAGCCCAGGGCTGCGAGCTTGGAGAGGTTCTTCTCGAACGCGGCCTGGTCCTTGACGGCCTGCTTGAGCTGAGCGGTGTAGTCGGACAGCGTGGCTCGCGCGACCACGCCCAGCTTCTCCAGGTCCTTGGTCATCTCCGTGACGTACTTGGAGCTGCCCGTGGCCATCTTGTGGGTGAGCTCCACGCCGTCCTCGCCCATGTCCTTCAGGGCATCGGCGACATCCTGGCCAGCGCGCCGGGCGACGGTGGCGAGGTCCTTGCGCCACCGCTGGGCGCTCTTGACCGCCTTGTCGAGGTTCTTCTCGAAGAGCTTCAGGTCGAAGACCTCGGTCTCCTTGCCGCCCTTCTTCACCGTCCGCATGGAGTCCGCGCGGACCGACGAGATCGAGACCAGCTCTGTCGAGCCCGAGGAGCTGTAGGACCAGCCGGTCAGTCCTCCGTCTGCGTACCAGTCGACGTTCTTGCCGCCGAGGCGCCGGACGACCTCCTCGGTGATGGCGCGTGACCGGGTGCGCTTGTTGTGGGCGAGCGGTATGTACGCCTCGGGGCCTGCGGCCTCTTCGGCCCATACTCGCCATGTTCCCTGCCGCGCGATCTGTGCGACGTGTCTCTCGCGCTCACGGACACCTCCGCCAGCGTAGAACTCCAGCACGGAGCCGTTGGCTTGCTTGCTTGGCGCCTGGATGGAGTCGGGGACGCCGTTGCCGTCGCGGTCCCAGGAAGTGGGCTGCCGTTTGAGCACGAGGGGGATGACCACGGGCGGCGGTTGGTTCGTGGACACGCTGACGGTGACCGACTTGGTGCCGGGGATGTTCTGGACCGACAGCCCGATGGCGTCGAGCTGCGCCTTGACTGCGGCCATGTCGCCGGAGAGCAGGGCGGACGTCAACGCCGCGGCGGCGTCGGTGCCCTTGGTGTCCGCGACTTGCCGGATGAGGTCCAGGGCCCCGGACCATTCGGCGTTCGCGTCCTTTCCTGCCTTGGAGAACGCGGCCACGACCTTCGACAGGTCGGGGGCGTCGATCGGTACGTCCGCTCCCCAGATGCTCTTCAGGGTGTCCATGGCTCGTTCGGTGTCGCCTGACAGAAGGGCGTCTTGGAAGGCTCCGGCTGCGTCCTTCCCCTTCCTCTTGGCGACCTCTGCGAGGAGGTCCATGCCACGGTCGAACTCGCTGCGCGCGTCGCCGACGGACTTCTTCACGGCCTTGCGCAGATCGATCAGGGCCATCTGCTCGGTGACCTTCTGGAAGGCGGCCGGGTCGTTGCGCTCCGATGCCTTGGCCCAGGCGCGGCCGATCTCCTTGCCGTACTTCTCAGTGATCTCGGCGGTCTTCTGAAGGCCGAGCCGGTACGCCTCCGTCGACCGTTCCGCGTCCTCGGTCACGATGTCGCGCAGTTCGTCGGCGACCTTCGTCTTGCCTTTCTTCAGCTGTCCGACGAGTTCGTTGAGCATCGGTGCGGCGTCCACGCCGAGTTCCGCGAAGTGGTCGGCCAGGTCGTCGTAGCCGAACACCGCGAGTTCGGACAGGTTGCCCTGGAAGTCGCGTTGCGCCTGGAGCTGCTTGTGCAGCTCCTTCATGTAGTCGGACAGCTTGACCTTGGCGTTGTCGGCGTCCTTCCCGGCTTTGCGCATCGCCTCGGCCGCAGCGGTCTGCGCATCCCTGAAGGCTCGGGACGGGTCGACGGCATCGCCGACGGCCTCGGCGAGTGCCTTCATCTCGTCGGTGATCTCGGGCGCACCGGTACGGTCGATGTCCGCGAGGGAGAACAGGTCGAAGATGCCGCCGCTGGTCTTTGCCTGCTGCTTGATCTTCGCCTCGACGATCGCCTTCTGCTGGGCGATCTCGGCTTCCTTCTTGACCGCCTCGGACCACATCTTGTGGCGGTCTTCGAGGGTCTTCTCCGCTTTGGAGTACTGGGTGATGCTCTCGTAGTCGCCGGGTGCATCACCGGACTTCGCCTTACGCGAGTACTCGTAGGAGTCCTGCTGAAGGCGGCTCTGGAGGATGGCGAGCTTGGCCCCGCCGGAGGTGATCGCGTCGATCGCTTCGGTGGTACCGATGCCGACCTTCTCAAGGTCCTTCAGCGCGCCGTCGGCGGTGAGCTGGTCGTACAGCTTGTTGATGCTGGCGCCGGTCGTCGCCTCTTCGCGCTCCTGCTGCAAGGCCTGGACCAGTTCGTTGGTCGCGTCCTTCGCCTTCTGCTTGGAGGCGGTGTAGGCGGCGTATCCGGCGATGCCGAGGGTGAGGACAGCGGCCAGGCCGGTGACCGCGAGGCTGGTACCCGCCAGCACTGCGGGCATCACGGCCCCGCCCGCCTGAGCGGCGGCCAGGGCGGTACGGAACGCGGCGATCTGTACGGTGACCTTCGTGTAGGCGGACCGGAGCAGCAGCAGTCCCACGATGGACGCGGTCACCATCGTGAGGACGGACTTCATCGGTCCTGGGAGGTCCTCGATGCTGCCGACGACGGTGTGGACGACGGACCCAACGGCCTTGAGTGCCGGCAGCAGGGCTCGGCCGACGTCGATGGCGAGCGCACGGGCCTGGTTGGAGGCCAGCTGCCACTGGCCGGTGACGGTGTCGGTCTGGAGGGCGTACGCCTTCTGCGTGGCTTCGGCGCGTGACACTTCGTTCGCGATGCCCGCGTAGGTGTTGGCGTAGTTCTCTCCCCCGGCGGAGGCCAGGGCAAGGGCGGCACGTGTGGCGCGGATGTCCTTCCACATGTTCGAGATGCCCTCGGCGGTGTTGCCCGCCGCCCCGTTGAGCTTGTTCACGACCACGTACAGGCCGTCCTGTTCGACGGCGGAGGCGGCCGACTCGTAGCCCAGGTCCTTGATGGCCTGCTTGAGGTCCTGCGTCGGCTTCATGACGCGGGTGAGGAGCATGTTCAGGGCCGTCACGGCCTCGGCCGCGGGGATGCCGGTCAGCGTGATCGCGGCGAGCGCGGCGCTCATGTCGTCGAACTCGACGCCGGCCGCCGCCGCCATCGGTACGACGTCGCCGAGCTGTTGCGCGAGTTCCTCGAAGGAGATGACACCGTAGTTGACGGTCTGGAACATCACGTCCATGACGTCGCTGGCGTCGGACGCCGACATGCCGTACGCGTTCAGCACCCCGAGAACAGCGCGGGCAGAAGTCTCCGTCGTAGTCAGGCCCGCCGACGCGCCCCGAGCCGCGATCTGGAGGATCTCCATGGCCTCCGCGCCGTCGAAGCCGGACGAGACGATCTGATAGAGGCCGTCGGCGAGCTGGTCGGCGGTCTGTGGCAGCTCGGTGGACAGCTCGACGATCTGATCGGTGAAGGCTCCGACGTTCTCGGAGGTGATCTGCTGGGAGATCGTCAGCACGTTGGCCATCGCCCGCTCCAGCGAGATCGCCTGAGCCACGCCGACACCGAGAGCGGCACCGATGAGCAGGCCGTTCTTCGCGGTCCGCGCAGCCTGGGCGCTCCGCGCGGCGGCCAACTGGGCTTCGGCCCGCGCGACTTGCTGTGCTTGGCGCTGCGCGTTGCGCGCGGCGGTGGTCTGTACCTCGTCCCGCATCCGGACTGCGGACAGGGCACGGGCGTCGGCCGAGGCTGCGAGGCCAGTGGCGCGCGTCGCCGTGGCCTGGGCCGCAGCCGCGCGCCGTTGGGCTTCGGCGTGTTCCTGGGCGGCGCGGGCGGCGGCTGTGTCAGCCGCCGCGGCGGTGCGTGCGGCGGCTGCGGCCCCGGCGCCCGCCGTGGCCTGGGCGCGGGCGTTCATCGTCTGTGCCAGGGCCTGCGCCCGTGCGGCTCGTTCTCCCGTCGCGGCGGCCGCAGCCTGTTCCGCTGCTGTACGGCGGGCCGCTGTCGCCGCCACCGCCTGTGCGCGGCTGGCGCGTTCCTGGAGCACGGTGGTCCGCTGCACGGCCTGAGCCACCTGCGCCTGGGAGCGAACCATCTGTGCGGACGCGGCCACTTGGGCGCGGGCCAGATTGTCACCGGCCACGCGTACCTGGTTTAGCCGGGCGGCCGTTCCGTCCAACTGCCCATCAAATGCTCGGAGTTGGGTGGCTCCCTGCCGCAGACCGGTGGACAGACCACCGGTGGACGCGAGCAGGTTGACGTACAGGGTGTAGGCACCAGCCACGTCAGGATGCCTCTCTGGGCCTCAGCCCGATCTTGAGCCCCCGCGCATCTGGTCCATCAGGAATGTGTTCGCGCTCCATCTCGATGACCTCGCAGCCCACACAGCGGTAGGGCTCGGCCACGTAGGCGAAGCGGTCGCCGCCCTGGCTCTCGTCCCACTCCGCCGCCCGGGTCCCGCAGGTCTCGCAGACGCTGCGCTGGTACGCGAGGTAGGCCATCGCCTTCGCCCGGTCCAAAGCCGTCCACCGGCCGTCCCCCGCACCCGTGAACTGCGAGTGCGGGAGTCCGTAGGCGTGGCACAGCTCCATCTCGGACCTGAACTGGGCGTCGGCGATCAGCCTTTTCCCAGGTCGGCCCTCATGGTCTGGTTGACCAGCAGCGCGGCCGTGAACAGGGCCTTGGCGTCCGCGTCGCTCCAGTTGTCGAGGAGTTCCTGCGCCTCCGCCTCGCTCATGCCGTCCACCGAGGAGGCCGAGACGAGAGCGGCGGGGAAGGTCTCGACGTTGTACTCGTGGCCGAGATCCGCCTGTTCCTCCGTGGGGGCGTGCTCGCGAAGCAGTTGCTCCCAGGCGGGTCGCGGCAGAGCCCGGAAGGTGAGTGTGAGGGTCCCGGCTGCCAGGGCTCGCCGGGCCTCGTCCAGCGCGGCTTGGGCGGCCAGCACTTCCGGCTGTGCGAGCGCCCACTTCTCACGCTCGTCGGCTGGTACCTCCATCTCGGAGGCTCGGCCAACGGCGCTGGTGCGGGCCTTGGCCATGTCGAGCGCCGCATCGGTCACGCGCTGCTTCAGGTCCTGGTCGTCGAGGAAGGACACGGCGCGCTCAGGAAGTCGACGAGCCCGCAGACGGGCCATCTTGGCCGCCCAGTGCGGATCGCGGGCGACGGCATCGGCCGGCGGTTCAACGAAGGTCGTAGTCATGCGGCACCCCCGCCGATCAGGCCGCGGCCGGGACGGCTACGTCCTGGACGGGCTTGCCGGTCACGTTGAAGCTGACCTTGAACTTCGCTGGCTCGGAGGCGGTCGTGTACGTGCTCGACCGGGAGCCGACGCGTACCGGGAAGATGTCCATGGACTGCGACGCCGGGATGTCGCCCTTGCGGAGGATGACCACGTAGCCCTCGGTCCCCTTGGCGAGGAGCGTCTCCAGGGCGTTGTCGACCTTGTCCTCGTAGAAGGTGAGGCTGCTGTTGTCGGCCTTGTCCTCACCGGGGATGTTGCCGGTGAACTCGGTGGCCAAGTCCGGGGTGTCGATGGGGGTGTTCTCGACGGCGAAGCCCTCGATGTCGCTGATGGCCGGGGACAGGTCGGTCCCGTTGGTGCCGCCGAGCTCCGGACGGATCGGGATCAGTTCCTTCGAGACGATGTCCTTCAGGAAGAAGAACTTCGTGGTGCCGCGACGGGTGAACCGCTGCTGTGACACTGATTCTCGCTCTCCGGGAACCGGTGTTCCGGAGCGCGCACACGCCGGGCCGGTCCCCATGAAGGGGGAATCGGCCCGTGCCGGGTGGCCGGGCGTCCGCGAGATGCCTCCGCGGTGAGGTAGCTGGAAACGTCAGGACCCGAGAGTGGTCACAGTGAGGACGTACCGCTGCACATAACTGTATACGCCACCGCTGACAGACATCCCTTCCTCCTTGTCCAGCTCGCGGTCGATCACGATGTAGCCGGTGATGGTGATGGTGTTGACGTAGGTCCCGCTCAAGCGTGCGAGGAGCGCGGTGCGGACCTTGTCGGCCATCCACTCGACCTGTTCGGCGGTTGAGGCGACCGAGGTGACCTGGACGAGCACGCGTGCGTCAGCGTCGCCGTCACCGTACGGCGGGCCGCTCGTAGTCACGCCCAGCGGGTAGAGGACGCTGTAGGGGATCGTGGCGCCGGTGGGCGTACTTGATGCCGTGGGGGCGGTCCCGTACCCGCAGCTTCGGGCGGTTGCTGTGGCCAGTGTCTTCTGGATCGCGAGGGACACTTCTCTGCCGGAGACGGGCACTACTCCTCCTCTCCTTCTCCGGGGGTGGTGGTCTGTCGCCGGGCGGCGTGGCGGTCGCTCACGAGTCGTCGTCGATCGTGTCGCCGAGCGCGGCGATGAACAGCGGCCGGATTTCCTCGACAGCTGGCCCGACGTGCGGGTAAGGGGGCTGGTTGTAGATGCGCCCCAGGCTGTCTGCGCCGACGAAGCCGTACTCCAGGCGTCGGGCCTGGGGCTTGTTCGTGCCGACGACGGCCGTGACGGAGAGCCCGTCCGTGGACACCTCGTGCGTCCAGGAGCGCCGGTAGTCGCCCGTGGGCGCGTTGGGGCCCGGCCTGCCGCTGGCCTTGGCCTTGATCCTGGTCTCCAGCAGCATCGCGTAGTGCTGGACGGTGGCCGTGACCTCGGGCAGAGTGCGCGCCGCCCTGGCGTCGAGCTGCGCGGCGATCTGGAACGCGTTGGAGTAGGCGCCCGCAAGTGGGTGGGCGTTGGGGTGCGGGTTCGGCGAGGAAGCCACTGGCTCACTGCCCGTCTTCCGGTTCCGGCTCGCCCCACTGACCAAGGGCCCATTCCCGCATCAAGGCGAGCATGGCGCGGGTCAGCTCGTGTGGGCGGCCGTCCATGAGGTCGTGACGGTCGAGCGCCGCCTTCTCCAGTTCGGCGGGACTGATCGCGGACAGGAACGCGGCGGCTGCCGGGCCAGGGTCCGGCGGGTCACCGATGACGACGTGCGCCAGGCCCTCGAACACACCGGTCGCCGTAGATCTCGGGGAGAGTTCGATGACCATCTGCGGTATGTCGCCCGCGCGGTGGGCCAGTGAGTAGGCAGCGAGGTCCCGGGAGACGTCGTGACCGCCGATCTCCACGACGGCGGTACGCCCCTGCCCGGTGACGCGCACCGACAGGGGCTCACCCTCGGGAGAGATAGGTTCCTTACTCTGATGTGTTGGCACCTATCTGAGGTTACGGGTATCCGCTGACAGTCCAGCTCGCCCGGCGTCTACGGAGGGGTGATCTCGTCGAGACGGGTCACCCGAACGATCTCCACTGTGGACGCCTCCGACGGATCGAGGACCTGCCACACCCGGTTCGCTGTCGCCGCGTGCTCACCCGCTGCGGCGACAACTTCCACACGGTCGTACCGCACGGGAACGGGCGCCGAGATCGGCGTGAGGAGCCGATACCAGCTGACCGTGTCGTCCAGCCATTCCCGCCCGAGAACATGCTGCGCGGTGACCTGACCATGGCCGGACAGGACAGCTCCCGGCCCCTCGTAGACCGACTCCGCCGGCACAGACCCCAGGAGGCCGGTCGAGAGGTCGAGTTGGGGAGTTCCCGTTGGGCGCGTGATCCGCACCGTGTCCACCAACAGCGTCGATTCCAGCTTCTCCCGCTCAGCCTCGGTATCGATCGGCGTGCTCACGATGTGCTGCCCGACGTGCTCGACTGGGTGTTCTGGTCCAGGAACGTCGTGCGGACTACGGCCAGAGTGGAGGTCTGCCCGACATCGAGGACCCGCCACGTGCGGCCGATCGCTGCCGGGTCGGCGGCGTTGACGACGCTCACCGTGTCCTCGCGCGAAGCCACCGGGGCATCCAGAGGCGTGATCAACTTGTACTTCGACGTGGAGTCGTCGACGTACGCCTGGCCTTCCAGGTGCAGCACGATCCCCGGATCGCCGTTCGGAAAGACCCCGCCGTGCCCTTCGTAGATAATGACGGGCGGGCCGGGCTCGTACTGACCTGTGTCCGGGTTGAAGACCGGCTCGCCGGCTCTGCTGATACGAACGATGTCGGTGAGGATCTTGCGTTCGACCAGGGCGCTGACGGCCCCGAGGGTCAATCCTTCAGTGGGGGTGCTCATATGTTCGAGCGTAGCCGCGTCGACCGACAGTCCGGGTTCTCCGCTGGCTGCGTCTGATCCCGTGTCAGCGGAGCTTGACCACGTGCCATCGAGCCCTGACCACCCGCGATCTGGGTCAAGGGCCGCCTGATGTGTTGGGCGCACCCTCGATGACCATCGCGCACTACAGGTAGAAGATTACGATCCCCGCAATGCGGTCCGTCAGGGACGACGGGAGGCTTCTCCCAGCCTCGGCCTCCCGGACATACGAAGGGAGTTCGGAACGCAGTCCGCGCAGGACGTGCGGGAAGTACGGTACCGGGAAGTGTCCGCGATCTGCGGGGAGATTTTCGAAAATCTTCGAGTGCCCGATGTCGGTCTCTTCGGAAACAGCCAAGCTATAGCTCCGCGTTCGGAGCTGTGACATCTGTTTCCAAATAATCGAGGCAACCTGGGGTGCCCCATATTCGGGGGCCACTAGTAGACGGCGCAGTTCAGGGCCGCAGTTTGGGAAGTTCAGGTCCCAGAAACGAGTCCTCGGGAGCTCAGGGTCAGCGAGGTCTTCGAGGGGCGAGGCGAGGTGGAAAGCGTCGACGGCAACGGATTCCGGGCCCGTGCTCAGCAGCTCGTGTGCAGCCAGGGCGCTGAGGACCGATACGCCAGCTCGCGTACAGCGGGTGCAGGTCGGTTCGGTGTGGTCGTCGCCGCAGGTCAGACCCGCCCGGTAAGAGGTGTCACCGCAGTACAGGACATAGACCGGAGGCACCTCGAAATGGTCGGCCGTCCGGAGTAAGTCGGGCAATTGCGATCCGCTCCTGTTCGCATGCCCGAATCCGATGGACCATGCGTTCCTCTCACGGTTGAGGTTCTTTGCCTGGACCAGCATGCCGAAGCAGACGCCCGATGGATCCACCCACCACCACAGCCAGTCAGCTCCCACGATTCCCTCATGCGTCCTATTGAAGGTGATGGGTTTCACGTACGGCGCTGCGTTCTGGCAGAGAATCACCGTCGCGGGTTCTTCGTCCCAACGACCATTCACCATCACCCAGAAAGCCATCGATTGGTCGACGGCCACCCTTGCCTTGGTGAGCGCGGCCAGCAGCTCGACGTCCCCCACCGAGAGCCCCTCCTCGTGTCGACCAACCGGCACTACAGCTGGGCGTGCTGACGGCCACGTCACGCCAACGGTCTTCGTGCACTGTCCCACCGCATCCAGGGCCGCCATAGACCGCGGGTCGGATCGAGGTTGGTCGAGGTTCGATGGCGCGCCCTCATCCTTCCCTGGCATGGGACTTCGGTCCCACCGCCACCTACCCGCCGGCTCCTGACCTTATACAGATGGCTGGCAAGGGGAGGTGCCTGCGGGGATCCAATCGGCTTCAGCAATCGAGCGCACATCTCAGCAATAGGCGAGCACTCGACGATCCACCAACGTTGACATCCTCTGAATCGGCCCAGTGAGGTCGCCGACGCTTTCCGCAGCCTCACCCCGGAATCACTCGTGCTGAATTAGGAATGCCTCATAGATGTCCATGATCAAGTCTGAGGGGTCTTCGCCTCGATCTTTCATGTCCAGCATCTCACTGAGATCGGCCTTGGTGATGAAGAGGATGACTTTCTTGTCATCACTGAAGATTGAATTTCGGCGAATATGCGCCGATTTCCCCGGCTCGACATTCGTGCAAAGCAGGGCAAGGCGCCCCCAGGCCCGGCGCAGATAATTGGCAGTCTGATCGACTTCCTCCCGTCCGATCCCTGTCTTGTCGTAGTTCTTGAACTCCACTGCGATCATGCGAGCGTCAAGATCCTGTCGGAAGATTCCCCAGTTACTCGACAGATCGAGGTGTCGGTTGGGGAAGACGGCATCCCTGCGTTCCACATTGGAGTAGGTGTGGGCCTGGGGGGTGGGCGGCCTGAGCGGCGGGACGAAAAGGTAGCTGAGTGTATCGAGCGCGATTTCCTCAAACCTCTTCCACCCGGATGCCCCTGCCGGGCACGAGTCAAGGTCAGCACGCAGTTGGGCAGCTGTCAGCGCGGCTCGGGTGGTCACCGCCCTCACCGGCCTCGTTCGTAGTGCGATCGCCCGTACTTGCGCACCAGGTCAGGATGTTTGAGTAGGAGATACCTGACTTGGGCGCCGTCCAAAACGCGAATCTCAGGGGACTCCGGAAGCGAGGCAAGGTCCGCAAGCGCGCTCTTTGCCACTGAAGTGAGCTGACCATTCGTCACGATCATGCCGACTCGGCCACCTCCCGCGCTGGCGACCTTCTGTGCGATTTCATGCACGCTTGCCACTGACACCCGGGAGTGTCGATACGCCTTGGCTTCTACGACGTATTCGATCGGCGGCGTGTTGTCGGTTCCGGGCAAGCTCGCTACGAAATCGTATCCACGGTCTCCCGCTCCACTGAAGGCGATGACGTCGAATCCCTCGCTGCGAAGAAGATCCTCTACCAAGTTCTCGAAATCCACCGGCCGGAGATCCAGGAGGTCAAGCGCCCTCCCGTTCTCGATTCTCTGGCTGAGTTCCTCGATCGATGCTTCGCCGTGCGTCATGGTCACCCCGGCGCGTCCCCTTAGTGGTTCAGGCACTGGCCCTTGCCCAAGAATGGCTGGGACGACGTCAACACCACGCTGGTCCATGCTGCTGTCGAGACTGCGCAGTTGCTCATCATTCGGAGGCACGGCCGGAGAGATCAGAAGGAGTAGTGAGTCAGCACCTTTGAGACTCGAAAGGAGCCCCATCTGCTTGCTCTCTCCTAGATCCATCGTTTGCTCCCCCGGCCCTACGTACTGCTCCATTCTCCGTACAGCGAAGCCGTGTCGGGCCAGACCGGAAACGATCTCCTTGGCCCAAGGCCGGTCAGTCGACGAGTGCCACATCAATACGGAGTGTGACCCGCTCTCGTGTGCCAAGGCGTCCTCCATTCCCGGTTCGTGCTGACGCTCACTCCCCTTCGAGTGGCGTCCCTTGGTGGGCCCTTCACTGTAGAACTCCGCACGGTGGCCAGGGCGATAGATCGTCATCGGGCGGTAGGTGGCCGCAGCGACGTCATGATGGTGGCACCGGCCGCCGTGCAGCGGGGCAGGCCCGGTAAGACTGGCTGCGGAGTTGCGGGCAGAGCCATCCTCAGGGAGCTTCAGGCCGACCGACCAGTAGGGACGGAATCCGGGAGCCTGGCGCCCAGGCACCAT